AATCGGTGATGGTAAAACGCTTCCTCCTGAAATGAACAGAGAATTCTCTCAAAAAGAAATTAAGGAGATGTATAAAAAAGACTTTGACCATCATGCTGCTGCTGCTGCAAGAATTCCAGGCTTTGCCAAGATGAATGACAAGGGTAAAGCAGGACTTATTGACTTAACCTTTAATATGGGGCCAGCTTGGTATAAGAAGTGGCCTAATACTGTCAAATCGTTAGAAGCAGGAGACACGGAAGGCGCAGCACAAGGTCTTCAGAATAGTAAATGGTACGGTCAAGTAGGAAATCGTGCTGCCAGAACAGTTGACTTGATTCGTCACGGTAGAGACGACACTAAAGGAAATACATTGCAGGCGGCAAAGGGAGGCGTATTTGAAGGTCCTACATCAGGGTATCCAGTGCAACTACATGGTAAAGAGCTTGTTGCTCCTCTTAATGTTGATTCTATTCTCATGAAATTAGCTAAAACTCCAGCAGGCGCTGAGCTAGCAGGCATGAAAGCAGGAGAAAAATCTAATAAGGAGATGATGCTTGATGCGAAGCCTCAGGGTAATAGTGAAAAACTCAACGCTTCAATGGTTAAAATGCTATCTGCAAAACTCGATACAGTAATTCATGTTCTTGAGGGCACCCATTCTACACAAAACAAGATATTGCGTCAATCAATGATATAACACTAAATAGTAGTTAAATAGAGAACTGGTATCCATGTCATATAAAAAGAAATTCTTAAACAAAAGCGGCGTGTCAAGTCCTATCTCGGGCATGAACAGTAACGCTGGTGCTTGGAACGGGTCATCTGGACAGAATGGAATGCCAACTGGTGGCATGAACAATACTGATTTTGGCTATAAGAACTATCAGTCAAGACTCCCAGAAGTCTATACAGGTCACCCAAACAGAATCGAACGTTACAATCAATATGAAATGATGGATGTTGACGCTGAAATCAATGCTTGCTTAGACATCATTTCCGAGTTCTCTACACAACGAAACGAACATAATAAGACTCCATTCTCTTTTGAGTTTAAAGATGAACCTACTCCTCACGAAGTAGAGTTATTAGGTAAGCAACTACAACAGTGGTGCAAACTAAATGAGTTTGATGTTCGTATGTTCAAAATCTTTAGAAACGTAGTAAAGTACGGAGATCAAGTCTTTGTCCGTGATCCAGAAAACTTCAAACTCTACTGGGTTGACATGACTAAGGTCATTAAAGTTATCGTTAACGAAAGTGAAGGTAAGAAGCCTGAACAGTATGTTATCAAAGACATCAATATTAACCTACAAAATCTATCGGCTGCACAAAAGACTAACACTGACTTTGCTGCTAATCCAGCAACTGGTTCAGGTGGCACAGGTGGCGGCGGAGCAGGTGGTGGATATACAGTTCCTGCTATGCCTTATAACACTACTGGTTCACGATTTACTCTTGGTCAATCTGAAGCAGCGATTGATTCAAAGCACGTTGTTCACTTGTCACTCACTGAGGGTCTTGATAGATTCTGGCCTTTTGGACAGTCAATCTTAGAAAACATCTTTAAAGTGTACAAACAAAAAGAACTTCTAGAAGACGCTGTTCTTATCTATCGTGTTCAACGTGCTCCAGAACGCAGAATGTTCAAGATCGATGTTGGTAACATGCCATCACACATGGCTATGGCATTTGTTGATCGCGTTAAGAACGAGATTCACCAGCGTAGAATCCCATCTGTTTACGGTGGAGCATCAATCGTTGATGCTACATATAACCCACTGTCAATGAATGAAGACTACTTTTTCCCTGTAACAGCAGAAGGTCGTGGTTCATCAGTTGAAGTTCTTCCAGGAGGACAAAATCTTGGTGAGATCGATGACTTGAAATACTTCAACAACAGACTAGCACGTGGTCTAAGAGTACCTTCATCTTATCTTCCAACTGGACCTGATGACAACTCTACTCCAATGAACGACGGTCGTGTTGGTACTGCGATGATTCAAGAGTTTAGATTCAATCAATATTGCGAACGCTTACAAAACTACATTGCACTAAAGCTAGATGAAGAGTTTAAACTATTCCTTCGTTGGAGAGGCTTCAATATTGATACTGGTCTATTCAGCATCAACTTCAATCCTCCACAAAACTTTGCTTCATATCGTCAAGCAGAGATGGATACTTCACGAGTAAGTACTTTTGCAAGTATGGAAGCGTTCCCTTATATCTCAAAAAGATTTGCTCTCGAAAGATTCCTAGGTTTGACTGAAGAAGAGATCAAGAAAAACGAAAAGATGTGGGACGAAGAGAACAGCGAAGAAATCTCACAAGATGCTAAGGGTTCTGATCTACGTAATATCGGTGTATCTACTGGTGATTTTGATGCTGACCAAACAACCGCAGATGATCTTGAAAATGCACCTGAAGAGGGCGAGATGCCTGAAGTTGCAGGCGCAGTAGCAAGCGACGTTGCTCCAGCAGGCGGTGGAGGTGGCGGCGCTCCACCTACTGGCGGCGGATTCTAACAAAAGAATAAATACACTACGGAGTGTTAGATTATGAATTTAAACGAGATGTTCGATCCCCCTGTATCAGGATTTCAGGATGTAAATCAAGACAACAGTAAACCTGTATGGAAAACATCACGTAAAACTAAGCTAACATTAAAGCAAATACGTAAGTTGCGTAGAATGCTTGATGTAAGAAACTACGAAAAACAACAACACCTCACTAAAATTCGCAAGCAATATGGTGCAAAACCTGAAGCTGAGGGCGGCGCTCCTCCTATGTAAATAGTATATTCAACCGAAAAGCGTAAAAAAGACTGCTTAATACGGTGTTTTCTGATATACGGCTTAAATAACTCTATACAAAGCCATTCAATATCAGGAGACAATTTAATGGATACTAGAAAGTTCGAAAAACTAATCACGCTCGTTATCAATGAAGATAATGCAGCAGCATCAGCACTATTCCACGACATCGTTGTAGAAAAGTCCCGTGAAATCTTCGAGGCAATCATGGACGAAGACGACATGGAAGAAGGCATGGGCGGTCAAGTAGGTGGACTACTAGACGAAATCAATGCTGAAGAAGCAGACGAAGGTATGTACGAAGACGAAGAAATCGAAATCGGTGATGACGATGACATGGGCGATGACGACATGGACGACGACATGGAATTTGATGACGAAATGTCAGGAGACGACTTCGAAGACGGTGGCGATGAAGGTGAAGAAACATTGATCCGCATCGAAGACAAGCTTGACCAATTAATGGCAGAGTTTGAAGAAATCATGGGCGGCGATGACGACATGGGCGGCGAAGAAGATTTCGGTGCTGAAGACGACATGGGCGCAGAAGACGACATGATGGAAGATGAGATGGACGAAGATGAGATGGACGAAGAAGCAATGATGGAAGCAATCCAACTCAAGAAGATTTCTGTAACTCATGGTGACAACGGCGCACAAACTAAGAGCCCAGTGACATTCAACTCAGGTTCAAAGGGTATGGACAGCAAGCCAGTATCATTCACCGGTCAGTCAGAATCAGTTCCGACTAGCCCAAAGAAGCCAAGCAACCCATATACAAAGGGTGAAGGTTCACTAAAGGGCGCAGGCACTTTCAAGAACAGTCCAGGTAAAGATAACTTCAGTGACAAGGGCGAAGCAGCACCTAAGCCAGTCAAGGGCGACAACGGTTCAAACTTCAAGAGCCCAGTTGCCGAATCACGTCGCACTACTCGTAGACCAACACGTTAAGGGAATCTGAGACAGATGGCTTTGTATCTCAGGGAAAATCTGACTTTTGATAAAGCAGGGATGATTGTCGAGTCCGTAAAAGAAGGCGACGACAGTCTAAAAACCCTCTATATGAAAGGGATTTTCATTCAGGGCGGGGTAAAAAACGCAAATGAGCGTATATACCCCGTCTCTGAAATCGGTACAGCCGTGGACACACTGAATACTCAGATTAACGAAGGGTATTCAGTGTTAGGCGAAGTCGATCACCCAGATGATCTTAAAATCAACTTAGACCGTGTATCTCATATGATCACTCATATGTGGATGGACGGTCCTAATGGTTACGGTAAATTGAAAATTCTCCCAACCCCAATGGGTCAACTCGTAAGAACAATGTTGGAGTCGGGCGTTAAACTCGGTGTATCTAGTAGAGGTAGCGGAAACGTTAACGATATGGATGGCCGTGTCAGTGATTTTGAAATCATCACTGTAGATATCGTTGCTCAACCAAGTGCTCCTAATGCATATCCTAAGGCAATTTACGAAGGACTTCAAAATATGAAGTACGGACCTAAAGCTTTAGAAATCGCAAAAGATGCACAGGGCAACAAAAAAGTCCAGAAATACTTAGCTGAGGAAGTTAAACGCCTCATCAATGATTTAAAACTATAAAGGGATAATTAGAATGCTAGACGCAATCAAACCATTATTGGAGAGCGGTCTCATTAACGAAGACGTAGGCAGAGAACTTAACGAAGCCTGGGAATCAAAGTTAAATGAAGCTCGCATCCAAGTACGTGCTGAACTTCACGAAGAGTTCGCACAACGTTACGAGCATGATCGTAGCGTAATGGTAGACGCCCTAGACAAGATGATGACAGAAAATCTTTCAGAAGAAATTGCAGAATTTAAGTCTGAAAGAAAAGCAATGAACGAAGACCGAGTTAAGGCTCAAGTCAAACTACGTGAAAGTGCAACTAAGTTCAACGACTTCATGGTTACTAAGCTAGCTGAAGAAATCAAAGAACTACGTACTGATCGTAAGGTGCAAATGGAAAATCAAAAGAAGCTTGAACAGTTTATTGTTCACGCTCTCTCAAGAGAAATCAAAGAGTTTGCCACTGATAGACAAGCAGTTGTCGAAGCAAAGGTCAAGCTCGTTGCAGAAGGTCGCAAGCAACTCGAAACACTCAAGGCAAAGTTTGTTGCTGAAAGTGCTAAGAAGGTTAGCGGCATCGTATCATCACATCTTAAGGGTGAACTATCACAACTTAAAGAAGACATCAAGAGTGCAAGAAAGAACAACTTCGGTCGTAAGATTTATGAATCTTTTGCGAGCGAATTCTCAACCACTTATCTTAACGATAAGGCTGAGACACGTAAAGTCATGCAAGTACTTGAACACAAGAATCGTCAACTTGAAGAAGCTAAGACTAAGTTGCAACAGGCAGCTACCTTAGTAGAAAGCAAGAACCGCGAAGTTCGCATTATTAGAGAATCTAACCAACGTGAGCAGGTAATGGGTAAACTATTATCAACGCTCAACAAGGAAAAGGCTCAAGTAATGAGTAGTTTGCTCGAAAGCGTACAGACACCTAAACTACAAAACGCATTCGACAAATATCTGCCAGCCGTTCTCAATACTGGATCAGCAAAGCCTGCAAAGGCAACTGCATCTGTTATCGTAGAAGCAACTGGAAACAAAGCTGCACAGTACACAACTGAAATCGATACCGAACAAAAAGATAACGTAATCGATATGAAGCGCCTGGCAGGACTTTAATACTACCGACATAGATTAGGAGATTATAATAATGTCAAAGCAACTTTTAGAATCACGTTGGGGCGAAACTAAAGAGGCACTCTTAGAGGGTCTCAAGGGCAATCGTCGCTCAACAATGAGTGTTCTTTTTGAGAACACTAAGAAGCAACTTCTTGCAGAATCTTCAGCAGGTACCACAACTGCTGGTAATATCGCAACACTAAATCGCGTTATTCTTCCAGTAATCCGTCGTGTTATGCCTACTGTTATCGCTAACGAACTAGTCGGCGTTCAGCCAATGACTGGTCCAGTTGGTCAGATTCACACCCTTCGTGTTCGTTATGCGAACTCATTGGGCGATACTTCAGCAGCAGCTACTCCAGTAACTGCTGGTGAAGAAGCACTTTCACCTTTCAAGATCGCACAAGCATATTCACGTGCAAACAGTGCAGACACTACTACTGCATACTACACTGCAAATGACACTGCTGCCCTAGAAGGCAATGGTGGTAAGCAAATCTCAGTACAAATCTTGAGACAAGCTGTAGAAGCTAAGTCACGTAAGCTACAAGCTCGCTGGACTTTTGAAGCTGCACAAGACGCACAATCACAACATGGTATTGACGTTGAAGCAGAAATCATGGCAGCACTTGCACAAGAAATCACTGCTGAAATCGACCAAGAAATCTTGCTTTCACTTGCAACACTTGCTTCAACTGAATATACATTCAACCAAGCAACTGTTTCAGGTACTGCAACTTACGTTGGTGATGAGCACGCTGCCCTCGCAGTTCTTATCAATCGCGTTGCAAACTTGATCGCACAACGTACCCGTCGTGGTGCAGGTAACTGGGCTGTTGTTTCACCAGCTTCGTTGACTGTTCTTCAGTCGGCTACTACTTCTGCTTTCGCTCGTACTACTGAAGGCACTTTTGAAGCTCCAACTAACACTAAGTTCGTTGGTACTCTTAACGGTGCAATGCGTGTATTTGTTAACTCATATGCACCAGACACTCAGCCAGTACTCGTAGGCTATAAGGGTTCTTCGGAAACTGACGCAGCAGCATTCTACTGCCCATATATTCCGTTGATGTCTTCTGGCGTTGTACTTGATCCGTCGACTTTCGAGCCGGTCGTATCATTCATGACACGTTATGGCTACATAGAACTCACTAATACTGCCTCGTCATTCGGCAATGCCGCTGACTACGTTGGGGAAATTGCGGTCCAGAACCTTACTTTTCAGTGAAAATACAATGGCTTACGAGATAATCGTAAGTCATACACTGAACTCAACTACGGAAAAGGGTGCCTTTAAAGCACCCTTTTCTTTTGACTTTAAATAATAGAATGTGATATTATGTATAAATAATATCATGTTCAAAGATAACAAATACACCAAACACTATATGCTTCTAGTTGAGAAAGCAAAAAACCGTACATTGCCAAAAGGCGTATATAAAGAGAGCCATCATATTATTCCTAGATCAATGGGAGGCAATGATGACAAATCCAACAAAGTATGGCTGACTGGAAGAGAACACGCACTTTGTCATTGGGCTTTACTAAAGATGACTGAAGGCGCCGATCATATTAAAATGTCATACGCATTCAATGGAATGAATGCAGAAAATGAGTTTCAGCAAAGATATCATTCTCGCATCATAACAAGAGCATATGAAAAACATCGGATAGCTCACGCTCAAGTACATTCTGAAAGAATGAAGGGTAAACCAGCTTGGAACAAAGGTCAAAAACTTGAAGGTGAAGAGTTAGAAAAACATAGAGAACGAACACGCAACCGAAAGATAGATCCTGTTAAACAGGCTGAAGGTCAAGCAAAACGAGTTGCTAAAATACTTGGTCAAAAAAGATCAGAAGAAACTTGTGTAAAGATGTCACTCGCAAGCAAGGGCAAACCAAAAGGTCCTATGAGTGAGGAAGAAAAACTAAAGAGGTCTCGCACTCAAACTGGTGTTGCTAAGAAAGAGGGACATTCAGACAATGTTCGCAACGCTACCTTAGGAAATATCTCTATCAACAAAGACGGCTTTGAGAAGAAGGTCAAGTCTGATACAGTTAATCAATGGTTAGCAGATGGCTGGACACTTGGTGGAAAGAAACGCTCGTTGGCACGGTGATAACTGTAAACAACTATAAATACAGTAATGCGTATCAACGAAATCATAACTGAATCACAAGTACTGGATGAGATCACCAGACCAGATACTATGGGTAATGCACAATCTATATTATTAAAAGCTGGGTATAAACAGATTGGCGATGGTTGGTATGCTGATGTATATGCTAAGCCAGATGCCGATCATGTATTGAAACTGTTTAGTGTTACTGATACAGCATATCCAAAGTTTGTAAACATGACGATACAAAATCCTAATATACACTTCCCTAAGTTCAAGGGAAAGATGATGAAGGTAAATGAGCACTACTATGCTATTCGTATGGAAAAATTAACAAGTTTGGTTAAACTGATGTTAGACCATGGCTATGATATCTTAGGCGATATTGAGGATTATATCTATGGATATGCTAATTATGGAAAATCCTGGCCAGAAACAGATGTGCGTGGCAAAGAGGTCACTGAAGAAATAGCCCAGCTTGAAAAAACACAACCCGGTATAACAAAAGCATGTGATCTCATATCACACCTGATAAAAAGCGGTGTCGCTGGAATAGACCTACATCCTGGTAATCTAATGATGCGTGGTGACACTATTGTATTTACGGATCCGGTGTCGTAATGCGTATCAATGAACTACTAAATGAATCAGAAGTCTTGGATGAGATCACCCGTCCAATGCAAGGCAATGCTGAATACATGCTAGAAAAAGCTGGTTATGAAAAGATTGGCAATGGCATCTA